GTCAATCAGAATGTTGGCACGAGCACAAGACTAAGACTTTCTTCTTTGATGATAAGACAGGCGTGCTATGCTGTGGACCGAATAATAAAATGAGGTTTTTGGACTCTAGTTTATGTCCTGAAGTACTTGAGATTCCATATTGGATGAAGGTTTACAAAGATTCTGACAATCCAGAGAGAATCACACACGAAGTAAATGTAAGACTTGGAGACGCAGAAAGGTGGGATTATGAAAAATAAAGATCCAAATTATGCTGTAAAAATAGAACAAGCAATCGCAGCAAAGTACGGCGAAGAAGCAATCCAAAATCCAAAGAAGACTTGGAACGAGGACAAAGAAAAAGAATATTTTCAACAATTGAAAGAGTTCTACCGAGAACAGAAACAAGAAGAGGATTTTGACAAGAAAGAGATAAATGGTGTTTTCATACCAAGAAAACTACTTAATAGTGATTCTAATCGCTCCTGTCCTGTCTGTTCTGTATATACAACCAAAGCACAAGACGACCTTTATTTTACAAAGTTTGATTGCTGTTTTAAATGTTATATCCAATGGGTCGAGGGTCGAGAAGAAAGATGGAAATCTGGATGGAGACCTCAATAATGAAACTAACAACTAAGATGATTAAACAAATCATCAGAGAAGAGATCGAAGATGCGAAGAAAGAAGAAGTTACTCAAGAAGCATTTGAACACCTTGCGGATCTCACACCAGAACAAGTCGTGATGCTTAAAGACGGTATCATGAACCTTATTCAGATTGCTGGTTCTGCAACCGGTTTAATGATAGCTATGACCAAAGTTGCCGAAGAAATTGGCAAGATGAAAAAAGACAAAGAAGAGGGAAAATAAATGGCTACAACATTAGAAATTATTCAAGGCCTCGCTCAAGCAGCCGCTCATGGTTATGACGGGGCTCACGACGAAAGATACTCTCACGACGGCACCGCTCGCAAGGTTGGACTCCAACGAGAAGAAGGCGATCCTATTCTTGATCGCCGAGTTATTGACGGCTTCAAGGTTCGCTTTCAAGGTCCAACAATGATCATCACATATCAATCCGAGATTAAACTTAAAGAAGTTCATAAAGGCGGTTTTGAGTCTGAGATCGAAAGAAGAATCAACGAAGTCAAGAAGTTTCTTCAAAAAGAATACAAAGCGATTACTGGCAACTCTGTAACTCTTACAAAAGCAGATGAGCCAAAGATTCTTGTTCAATCAGTGTCTCGCGTTCATTCTTGGGTTCAAGCAACTCAAGTATTCAACATTGGTGGCGTTGACGCTTTGGGTGAAAGACAACCATCCGAGCCAAGTGTTCGAGACATCACAAAGAAATTCTTGGAACAAGCCACTGATAAACGTCCACAAAACGATACACGCAAGAAAGGAGCCAATCAAAAATGAAATTAACAACATCCGTTCTTAGACAAATCATTAAAGAAGAAATTCAAAATGTTCTTGAAGGCGGAGCCTATGATGGCGGCCGCAAAGTTGACCCAACCAATGCTATGTATGGTTATGTTGCAAGACAAAGAAGAATCAATAAAGACAACGAAATCCAAACCTATAGTCGCCCGGATGAATTACCTTTTCCGCTTCTTTTCCTCCGAGAGGCTTTTCTAGAGCTTCTTTATAAGCCATCGAAGAAATTAATTAATTATCTTGTTGGTCTTGTAAAACAAGGCAAGGATGAAGAAGAAATTAAGCAAGTTATTGATAAGCACGCCGGTGGTATGAAAGAAGCTATGGGCGAAGATAAGCAACCAATGCCCGCTGATATGGAAGCGGCAATTATGCAAGATCTAGAAAACTTGGAGTAAAATGGCTTTTGAGTTATCAAAGCAAGATATTGTTAAAGAAATTGTAAAATCGGGCAAAGACCCGGTTTACTTTATTAATAACTATTGCCGTATTTCTCATCCTCTCCGAGGACTTATTAAGTTTGATACATTCCCTTATCAGGACAATCTTCTTCAAGATTTCAATGATTTTCGTTTTTCTGTAATTTTAAAAGCCAGACAGTTAGGTATATCAACAATCACTGCCGCCTACATTGTCTGGCTTATTAATTTCCACAGAGATAAGAATGTAATGGTCCTTGCGACCAAATTTAACACAGCAGCCAATCTTGTTAAGAAGGTCAAGAATATTATGAAGAACCTTCCGGACTGGATTCGTATTACAGACATCTCGATCGACAACAGAACATCCTTTGAACTTTCCAACGGCTCGCAAGTAAAAGCATCGTCTACCTCCGGTGATGCGGGTCGTTCGGAGGCACTTTCTCTTCTTGTTATCGACGAGGCTGCTTTCGTTGATGGTCTTGATGAATTGTGGACCGCTCTTTATCCCACACTGTCTACTGGTGGTCGCTGTATTGCTTTGAGCACACCGAACGGTGTTGGTAATTGGTTTCACAAAACTTATGTTGATGCTGTCGATGGACAAAATGATTTTAAAGCAATCAATCTTCCGTGGCATGTCCATCCAGAAAGAGACCAAGCGTGGTTTAAAAACGAGACCAAAAATATGTCTCGTCGTCAGATTTCTCAAGAATTAGAGTGTAATTTCAATTCTTCTGGTGAGAATGTCTTACAGGCAGAAGATATGGAATGGATTCACGAATGTATAAAAGATCCGATTTATCGCACTGGATTTGATAGAAACTTCTGGATTTGGGAGAAGTATCAAGAGAACTCAAAATATCTGCTCGTTGCTGACGTTGCGAGAGGAGACGGAGCGGATTATTCTGTTTTTCACATTATCAACATTAACACAATGGAAGTCGCAGCAGAATACCAAGGGAAGCCGTCTTTGGATCATTATGCGGATATTTTGCTTGATGCTGGCCGAGAATACGGGAATTGTCTTTTAGTTGTCGAGAACAATGGTATTGGTATTTCAGTTTTAGAAAAACTCATCGGCAGAGATTATCCAAATTTATATTATTCTGTTAAAGGTTCACATGATTATGTTGAACAACATAAAGCCGAATATATGTCGAATTCTATTCCGGGCTTCACGAACTCTTCAAAAACAAGACCACTTATTGTGGCCAAAATGGAAGAGTACATAAGAAACAGACTAATTACTGTTAGATCTTCTCGACTTTTTCACGAATTTAAAACTTTTGTCTGGCATAATGGGAGGCCCCAAGCAATGCGATCTTACCATGATGATTTGGTTATGTCTCTATCAATTGCTTGCTGGGTCAGAGATACAGCCCTAGAAATAGACAAAAGAGATGTCGCATACAAAAAAGCCATGATGGATGGTATGTATTTAAATTCAACAAGAATGAACACAACCATCAAAGGTCAAGAAGGCTTCTCTCAATCATTTGAAGAGAAATACCGAGAAGAAATTAAACAAGCAAAAGATTTTGTATGGATCTTTAGAGGATAGAAAATGGCTCCACGTAATAAAATAAGAAAGGGCAAAAACCCAAACAACGAAGAAAGCGAATTATTTAAATCATTAACTCGTCTGTTCTCCGGTCCTATTACAACTAGAAGAACACAAACGGGCAGACAGTTAACTCGTCGTCATTTGGATATGTATGCTTCCAAGTTTCGATCAGCTTCCGGAAAACAATTCAAAAAAATGGAAAGCTATGCTCCTCTTTCGCAATTGAACTCTTCTTTGTATAAAGCAAGAAACAGAGCAGAACGATATGTAGATTTTGATGAGATGGAGTATACACCAGAGATCGCTTCTTCTTTGGATATCTACGCAGATGAGATGACCACGCACTCTGCTCTCCAGCCAATGCTTAATATTAAGTGCTCAAACGAAGAGATCTCGTATCTTCTTCAAAATTTGTATCACAAAGTCCTTAACATTGACTACAATCTTTTTGGCTGGTGTCGTACAATGTGTAAGTACGGAGATCTATTTCTTTATTTAGATATTGACGAACAAGCAGGAATTCAAAATTGTATTGGATTGCCCTCGCAAGAAGTTGAAAGAATGGAAGGTGAAGACGAAACAAATCCAAACTATGTTCAATTTCAATGGAACTCGGCAGCTATGACCTTTGAGAATTGGCAGGTGGCTCACTTCCGTATTCTTGGCAATGACAAGCATGCTCCATACGGAACTTCTGTTCTTGAACCAGCTCGTCGTATTTGGCGACAGCTTACAATGCTCGAGGACGCAATGATGGCTTATCGTATTGTCC